TTTCCATATTCGCCTGTGCCCTGAGAGATCTCAGGCATGACGGGAAACACGTTCAACGTCTGATTCTGCGCTATGGCAGCGGGGATGGTGGTGGGTCTGACGACTCGGGCGGCGTACTTGTTCTCTCGGCCCTTCGCGACCTCGACAGCGATAGCGCGCTTAATGCTCTTCTTGTACGCGAAGGATACTTTCTTAGTAGGTACACGAGTGAAATTCCGGCGACGACGCCTAGGCACTCGACCAACGCTTCGACGAGTTTTCCTTGCATATGCCATTTAGGCACGCGATGTTTTTGGGGGCCTCCCTTCGGGTGTGTGCCCCATACGTTACGAAAAAAAGTCGTCGCGCGTCGAAAATTTTTTTTCTCCGCGCACTTGTCAGATTGGCTCCAAGTGGCTCCGGGGTCGGTAATACTATTTCGACCCCTCATGACCGAAAAATCACAAGTGAAACGTCCGAATGGGGCAAAATGTTGGGCATTTACGTGGAACAATTACCCAGAATTTTGGCTGGCTCCACTGGCTCCAGCTTTTCAAGGTGCGAAGTGGATCGTCGGTTACGAAGTCGGTGAGAGTGGTACCCCACACCTACAAGGGTATGTCGAATTTCCAATCAAGGTTCGAGCGATAGGCTACAAAGACGCTCCGAAAGAAATCCATTGGGAAGTCGCACGCGCTTCGCGCAGCACGAACATCGAATACTGTGCAAAAGGCGGCAAAGTCGAACCTGCGTCGACTCTGAAGCCGCCTCGGCCGTTACCGACAATTGAATTGTGGGGATGGCAACTTGAGGCAAAAAAACAGCTCGAAGGCGAGCCAGATGCGAGGACGATCTACTGGTGGTGTTCAGAACAAGGCGGCATGGGCAAATCATCGTTTGTGCGCTACGCGGTGCAGAACATGGGTGCAATCGTTTGCTCTGGCAAGGCGGCTGACATGAAGTATATGATCGTGAAGTACAAAGAAAAAAAGGACGACTATCCGAGAATCGTCATCTTCGATGTGCCTAGATCATCGGCAAAATACATCTCATACACCGGCATGGAGGAAATCAAGAATGGCGTGTTCTCATCGTCGAAATATGAAACGGACATGGTGTGCATGCCGTATCCGCATGTCATGGTGTTGTGCAACTTCGCGCCGGACATGGACAATGTCGACATGTCGTCGGACCGTTTCGTCGCATACGACTGCGCAGCATGGAACGCGGATCTCGAGCGAAAACCATACGTGTCGCCGATTGAGATGGAGATCTGATGCAAGCAGGGGCGCTTCGCGCAGCCTCCGGCGGCCCTCCGGGGGCGCCTGCGGCGGGCTTTTTTTTTAACCATGGCGGCTTCGCCGGGGCTGCGCCCCCCGCTATCGCGGGCCCCCCCCGACGTTTATGCGCCGGGTTAGGGTTAGGGTTAGGGTTAGGGTTAGGGTTAGGGTTAGGGTTAGGGTTAGGGTTAGTGACAGATAGCACACAATTAGGCATCCTCATAACTCAACCTTGTCGTATAGCTAATTGTGACCTGCTTAGGCGACGTAATCGGGTTACCAGGAACAGCGCCGTTGAGCAGCGTGTAACCTGCCAGCAGGACAGGAGCAAAGTTCCTAGGCCGTGCATCACTTGCTTGCGCATAGTTGAGCACTTTGGGACATTTAACCCTAATGCTAAAGAACTTGTAAGATCCAGCGGTCGAACGAGCGAAGTCGTCGCCCGTGAGCGGTGCATCCCAGATACGAGGGCGCATCAGCGTGAAGCGACGCTGCGCCTTGCATGTAAACACATCGCGGTTAACAGGAGCCTGATAGGCGTCAAGCGTGCCAGTAAATGCTGATGGCGCAGCTCCACCATCCAGCAACCTATAACTCCAATTATTCAAGGGAGATCCTGTGACGGCAGCTTCAGCATCTTCAAACAGTGGGTACTGTTTAACAAAGCCGACCATGATTCGCATGGCGACACGGTCGTAATCCTTGTTGGAATCGGTCATGTCGAGAGTACACCATCCACGAATGTTCATGTATTTCGGTGAAACCTTGTTACCAATGCGGTTTCCATATTCGCCTGTGCCCTGAGAGATCTCAGGCATGACGGGAAACACGTTCAACGTCTGATTCTGCGCTATGGCAGCGGGGATGGTGG